ATCACGCCGAGGGAGCGTCGCTTTCCGCCACTCGGGCCGCCGCTCAAGCTGTTCACTCCCCCAGCACGACCGTTGCCTGAAATCCATTCCAGACGAAAACGGTCTGGATTTAAGCTGTTGACGAACAAAGGCCTTTCAGGCATAATCGAAGTAGGACTGTTCCAGTCCTCTATCGCCTGTGCTGAAGCTCACCAAGAAAGCGGACTACGGCCTGATCGCGCTGAAGCATCTGGCGGTACGCAATCCGGCGCAGACGGCGAGCGCTAAGGATATCGCCGATGCGTATGGGATTCCTCTGCCGCTGCTATCAAAGATTCTGCAGCGCCTGGCGAAGAACGGGTTCCTGAGGTCGGAGCAGGGCACGAACGGCGGCTACCGCCTGGCACGGGATCCGCGGCAGATCACGGCTCTTGAGGTCATTCGCGCGATCGACGGCCCGATCATTCTGACCTCGTGCTTCACAGAACATGGCGAGTGCCACCACACAACGAAGTGTTCGGTTCGCGAGCCCCTGCGCAAGGTACACGAGGGCATTCTGCGTTTGCTGAACAGCATCACGATGGCCGATATCGCGCGCGAGGATATGGAGGTGCCAGCGGCGGACGTGGATGTTCAGATCTTCCGATTGAAGGAAGCACCGGCGAACCCGGTGCTGGCATCCAAATGAACAGATCAAAGGATTCGTAAGCATGGTCAAACTGCCTATTTACATGGACAATCACGCGACGTCACCCATGGATCCGCGGGTGTTCGACGCGATGCGTCCGTACTTTCTCGAGCAGTTCGGGAATGCGGCCAGCCGCAACCACAGCTTCGGCTGGCAGGCTGAGGAGGCGGTGGAAAGGGCGCGCAAGCAGATAGCCGAGCTGATCGGCGCGAATCCGAAAGAGATCGTTTTCACCAGCGGCGCAACGGAGTCGAACAATCTGGCGCTGAAAGGCGTGGCCGAGATGTACGCCGAGCGGGGCAACCACATCATCACGGCCGCGACTGAGCATAAAGCGGTTTTGGACACCTGCAAACGCCTTGAGAAAGAGGGGCTGCGGGTCACTTATCTGCCGGTTCAGCAGAACGGGATCGTCGATCTCGATATGCTGCGCGGAGCGATCACGGACAAGACGATCCTGATCAGCATCATGTACGCCAATAACGAGATTGGGGTCTTGCAGCCGATCGCCGAGATCGGGAAGATCGCGAAAGAGAAAGGGATCCTGTTCCACACGGATGCGACACAGGCCGTCGGAAAGGTCCCCGTGAACGTGATCAAGGACAATGTCGATCTGATGTCGCTCTCGGGTCACAAGATGTACGGCCCGAAGGGAGTCGGCGGTTTATATGTGCGCCGGCGCAACCCGCGAGTTCAGCTCACAGCCCAGATGGACGGCGGCGGTCACGAACGCGGCATGCGATCCGGCACATTGAACGTACCCGGTATCGTCGGACTCGGCGAGGCGTGCGCCCTCTGCCAGAAAGAGATGGCTGAAGAGGCGCGGAGGCTCGGCTACCTTCGGGACAAGCTGAAGGATCGGTTGCTGGCGCAGTTGGATGAGGTGTACATCAACGGCACCATGGAGCACAGGCTGCCCAACAACCTCAATATTAGTTTTGCGTACGTGGAGGGCGAGAGCCTGCTGATGGGCATCAATGATGTAGCCGTCTCCAGCGGTTCTGCCTGCACGTCTGCAACGCTCGAGCCGAGCTACGTTTTGAAAGCGCTCGGGGCCGGTGACGACCTGGCGCATTCCTCCATCCGGTTCGGTCTCGGCCGGTTCAATACCGAGGAGGAAGTGGACTATGTGGCGGAGAAAGTGGTGGATGTCGTGAAGAAACTCCGCGAGCTTTCGCCGTTGTACGAGATGCACAAGGAAGGCATCGACCTGACCAAGGTCCAATGGACCGCGCACTGAGTTCCAGAATTTGAAGGAGAAATGGGATGGCTTATTCGGACAAGGTTCTCGATCATTACAACAACCCGCGGAACGTAGGGTCGCTCGATAAGAGCGATCCGAACGTCGGCACCGGAATGGTAGGCGCTCCAGAGTGCGGCGACGTGATGAAGCTGCAGATCAAGGTCGGTGGCGACGGGCTCATCGAGGACGCCAAATTCAAAACCTTCGGCTGCGGAAGCGCGATCGCGAGTTCTTCATTGGCTACGGAGTGGCTGCGCGGCAAGACCGTCGACCAGGCACTGTCGATTAAGAACACGGATATCGTCAACGAGCTGAGCCTTCCGCCGGTCAAGATCCACTGCTCGGTGCTCGCCGAGGACGCAATCAAGGCAGCGATTGCGGATTACCGGGCGAAGCAGTCGAGCGCGGTAAAGGAATCCGAGAAAGTAGCGTAAGCCGGAGGCCCGAGGTGATCGAGGTAACGCCCAAAGCCGTGGCGAAAATCCGTGAAGCGTTCCGTCGTGAAGGCGTGACAGCGGGCGGATTGCGTCTTGGCGTGCAGGGCGGCGGTTGCTCGGGGCTCAGTTATCTGTTCCGGTTCGATAAGAAGCCCCGGCCGACGGACAGGATCCTTCACTTTGAGGACGTCGATATTTTTGTCGATCCGAAGAGCTTGATCTACCTCGACGGGATGACGCTGGACTGGAAAGACTCTCTGATGTACTCTGGCTTCGAGTTCCAGAACCCGCACGCAAAGAAGAGCTGCGGCTGTGGAACCAGCTTCTCGGCGTGAGATGAATGCCTCCTTCTCTCAACTGCTGGCATTGTGGCCAGCCGGTAAGTAGTCTCTTTTGCCCGGCGTGCGGGAGCCTTCAAAGCCCGCCCGCCGGGTTTTTCAGCTTCTTCGACCTTCCCGAGCACTTGTCCATCGACATCGCTGATCTGCAGAAACGGTTCTACCAATTGAGCCGGCAGCTCCATCCTGACCGGTACACCCGAAAATCCGAGCGCGAGCGGCAGTATTCGCTGGAAGCGACCGCCATTCTGAACGATGGTTACCGTATTTTGCGCGATCCAGTGAAACGTGCGGAATACGTGCTGAAGCAGAACGGGATCGATATTGGAGAGCAGCGATCGAAGAATGTGCCTCCGGAACTGCTGGAGGAGGTTTTCGAGCTGAATATGGCGCTCGAGGAACTGCGCGAAGGCGATAGCAGCGTCCGGTCGCAATTGGAAAAAGCCGGCGAGCACTTTCGGGGAATGCTCACCGATGTCGATGGCGAGCTCGAGCACCAGTTCCGGACATTTGACCAGGCGGAAGAGGGCAAAGCAGACATCCTGGCCAAGATACGCGCCACGCTGAATCGCCGGCGGTACATCCAGAACCTGGTCGGTGAAGTCGAAAAGGAACTCGCGCCAGCCGCTTAGTGGATGGTTCCGCATGACAGTTGGCAATTCTTGTGGGGCAGCCTGTTAGGCTGCGCGGGGCTGCGAGCCTCGCACTTGGCGGCCTACCAGGCCGCCGCAGGCCGACGGTCTGCGCCACGGACTAGAACGAAAAACGATGGGTACTTTTCAGATTGATTTTGGTCATCAGGACCAAGGCCCCGTTGTCGGCATTGACCTTGGCACTACGAATTCGCTCGTGGCTGTTATGGAGCACACGGGCCCAAGGATCATACCCGGCGAAGACGGCGACAAACTCGTGCCGAGCGTCGTGACATACAGCTCGGACGGTGAGATTTATGTCGGCAATCCCGCGCGCCGGAGGCTGGTTACCGAACCGCACCGGACCGTGTACTCGGTCAAGCGGCTCATGGGCCGGGGCGTCGACGACATCCAGGACGAGCTGCGATTATTTCCGTTCCGTATCGCCCCGGGCAGCGAAAGCGTTATCAAGCTCCAGCTTGGGGACCGCACGTTTACAGCCCCCGAAATTTCCGCCATTGTGCTCCGCCGGTTAAAGAAGAACGCCGAGGCGTTTCTGGGACGCGAGGTCTCGCAGGCGGTCATTACGGTTCCCGCCTACTTCAACGATGCCCAGAGGCAGGCGACCAAAGACGCCGGACGGATCGCGGGGCTGGATGTGCTACGGCTCGTGAATGAGCCAACGGCGGCGGCTCTGGCCTACGGCCTCGATAAGCGACAGAACGGCACGATCGCGGTGTACGATTTCGGCGGCGGCACGTTCGACATATCCATACTCAGGCTCCACGACGGCATTTTCGAGGTGCTTGCCACGAATGGCGACACTCACCTCGGCGGCGACGACATCGACAACCTGCTGCTGCGCATCGCTATCGAGGATATCGGCAGCGAGTGGAACGAAGACATCAGCGGCAACCAGGAAGCCGTGCAACTATTGCGCCGGGCAGTTATCGCCGCGAAAGAAAAGCTTTCTTTCGTGCCGTCGGCGGTCATCGACCTCGAATATCGAGGCAAGCGCTACCAGCGCGAGATCAACCGCGACCTTTTTGACCGCCTGATTACGCCGGTTGTCGAGCGGACCCTTGGCCCCTGCCGGTCCTGCATTGCGGACGCCGGCGTGACGGTGGAACAGATCGACGAAGTGGTGATGGTGGGCGGTTCAACCCGAATACCGCTGGTTCGCGCTGCGGTCGAAAGTCTGTTTCGCGCGAAACCGCATACGGAGCTGAATCCGGACGAGGTCGTCGCGCTGGGCGCGGCCGTGCAGGCCGGCATTCTCTCGGGCAATGTCGAAGACAAACTGCTCCTGGACGTTACGCCGTTGTCGCTCGGGATCGAGACCATGGGTGGTATCGTTTCGAAGCTGATCCACCGGAACTCGACCATCCCCGCCAGCGCGACCGAGCAGTTCACGACCGCCGTGGACGGGCAGCGCAATGTGCTCATTCACGTTGTCCAGGGAGAACGCGAGCTCGTGAAGGACTGCCGTAGCCTGGCGCGCTTCGATCTTAAGGACATCGCGCCGATGCCGGCCGGTCTCGCCCGCATAGAGGTTCGGTTTCTAATCGATGCGAACGGGATTCTAAACGTGACGGCCCGCGATGTTCGGACAGGTAAGGAACAGAGCGTCGACGTGAAACCCTCGTACGGGCTTTCGGACGAACAGGTCGAAGCCATGATCCTGGACTCGTTCGAGAAAGCCGAAGAAGATTTCAAGGAACGCCAGGTCCGGGAAGCGCGCGTCGAAGCCGACTCGATTCTTGCCGCCTTGGAGAAGGCGCGCAACAACGAAGCCTATTACGAATTGGACGAGGGCGAACGCGCGACGATTGACAGATCGGTAAACGAGCTTCTGACCGTCTACCACTCCGACGACCACCTGCTCATTCGCGCCAAGATCGACGAGCTGAACAACGCAACCATGCACCTGGCCGAGAACATGATGAATACCGCGGTGCGGGGCGCGCTGAAAGGAACTAAGATCTAATGTCTAAACTCACTTGGGACCAGCCCGACGATATCGCCTACGCTCTTGCCGAGCGCTTTCCCGACGTAGACCCGACCAACATCAGGTTCACGGATCTGCACAAGTGGATCACGGAGCTGCCGGATTTCGCGGACGACCCGATGAAGTCCACGGAAGGTAAGCTCGAAGCCATTCAAATGGCTTGGCTCGACGAGTATAACGAGCAGTAAATCCGCCTGCGGGGGCCGCCGCCTCCGAGCGTTCGGCGGCCCCAGCCAGCAGCCGTCGACCTAACGGCCGCTGTTCAATTCACGGACGTCCTGATTCCGGTCTTTACGCAGGTTATTTGTTTGCCGGTGGTCCTTTTGAACGTCCCGAACGTCCGTGTTCCGATCCCGGCGGTCGTGCGCGATGTCGTGCTGTAGCCGCTGGGCCTTCTTTTCGTTGCCGTTTGCTTCAGCTCGAGCAAGCTGCCGCCGATCCTTGGAGATGTCGGCATTGTCTTTCCGAACATCCCGCCGGTCTTTGTTCATGTCGTGCTTGAGGTTGTTGATCTGGCGGTTGTCTCTCCGGATGTCGTGCCTTCCCGCTTGCGAGAATGCCGGACCAGACAGCGTGATCGCCATCGCTGAAAAAATAAGCAGTTTTCGCATCGTTGTGCTCCTCATAAGTAACCTCAGTTAACCCTGGCCACCTCTCGTTGGTGGCCTCCTGGTAGCAAAACGTAGGCCGCATGAGCGCGGTTTACACGAATGGAAACTGCTTAATATGAAGCGATTTTCAACAAGCCGGGCGCAGCTGCTGCAACCTGTGGACGACGCGAATCTTCAGCCCGCCGTCGCGTGTTTCAGCGCGGACAAGGGCGCCCGCCGGGACCTTTCCGCCGGCCACCATCTCCGCGACAGGCTGCACGACCAGGCGCTGCAGGGTGCGCTTCAGTTCCCGGGCTCCGAACTCACGGCTCGCGCCTTGCGCCAGCAGGTAAGATCGCGCCCCTCGGGCTAATTCGAGCTCGAAAGCACGAGGGCCGAGCCGGCTCTCGATTAGATGCACGAGATTGCCGAGTTCGATGTCCAGAATCTGGGACAAGGCTTCTTCGCCGAGCGGTTGATACGTTATAACGCTGTCGATGCGGTTGACGAACTCGGGCGAGAAGCGGCGGCGCACCGCATTGGTTCCGATGCGCTCGAGTTTCCGGCCGATTTCAGCGGCGCCGGGTTCCGCACCGGAGCGAAAACCGAATGCCGGATTCAGGGCCGTAGCCATCTGGCGCGCGCCCAGGTTGCTGGTCAGGAAAATCAGCGAGCGATCAAAGTTCACGTTCGAGTTATCCCCCAGCCGCAGCGTTCCTTTATCGAGAATTCCGAGCAGAATACGGGTCATGCTCGGGGCGGCCTTCTCGATCTCGTCGAACAGGACCAGCGAGAGCGGGCTGCGCTCGCTTGTAGCGGCGAGCAGCCGCTGTTGGGTCAAGATGGGATGGGTTTCCCGATGGCCCAGGTAGCCCGGAGGAGCGCCGATCAGCTTGGCGACCTCGTGATCCATCTGGAACTCGCCGCAATCGATCCGCAAAATGTGCCGCGGCGTGCCGTGCAGGACCTCGGCCAGGGCCTCTACGGTGCGGGTCTTTCCCGTGCCGGTGGGGCCTAACAGAAGGAAAACACCGGCTGGCCGGCCTTCGGGTGCGAGACCGGCCTGAAACATGCGAATGAACGGGATGATTCCGTTCACGGCATCCGGCTGCCCGATAATCTTCTGGGACATCGCACTGCTCATATCCTCCGGCGTGTCTTTTCGCCGCCTTATGGTTGTAATCGGCATTGGTGGAGACGAATCCCTTTCCGCCCACAGTATAGTATTCGGATTGGCGAAAACGAACAGCTAATAGGAGGTAAAACTCTGGTTTTGACGCTACAATTCCCCGTAAATCCTGTTAAATATGTAAGTTACGGCGGGACGTTAGACAGACGGCCAGCGCAGAAAAGACGTGTGACCGGCCATTTCCCGGGCGCCGAAATAGGAGGGCCGGGAGGATCTGCCGCGCGGCCTAGCGGTAGACGGTCGAGCGGCGGCCGGCCGTAATTGCCAGCACGCGCTTGCTCTGCCGGAGGGGTCTTGCTGAATCGTGCGATCGAGCCTCTTTAGGTCCTTCTCAACCCGAGGATCGTATTCAACTGTCCAAGCCAAGATCCTTGCGCAATTGCTGGGAACTGATGGGCGTTTGGGGATCGTTCAGGCGGGCTTCGGCGGCTTGACTGTCCTCCATATCCTCCTCGTAGCGCTCCAGGATAAACTGACGGACGTAATCCCAGAGCTTCACGCCCGATGCCTCCGCATCGGCGAGGAAATGGGCCTCAATCTCGTCGGGAATCTCAACAGTGATCGTTATGATCTCGAGCTAGTCAGGCGTGGTATGCGTCTTACTTGTGGCGGTAGGTGATTCGGCCCTTGGTCAGGTCGTAAGGCGACATTTCCAGCGTCACTCTGTCTCCGGCGAGCACGCGAATGCGGTTGCGTCTCAATTTGCCTGCCAAGTGCGCCAGGACCGTACGGTCGGCATCCAACTGAACACTGAACAAACCGCTGGGGAATTTTTCCACCACGGTTCCTGTAACTTCAATGCAATCTTCCTTGCTCATCTGCCTCCAAAATGGAAATCTAGCTACTAGAATTATAGCGGCAGGCAGGGCTTATTCATACCGCAGGGCCGACATCGGTTCGACGCGCGACGCCCGACGCGCCGGTCCAAGAATCGCGGCCAGAGCGATCGCAAACAGCACGGCCGGAAAAACACCCACAAAAGTGATCGCGTCGTGGGCGTCGATGCCGTAAAGGAAGGTGGCGGCAAACCGGCTGACAGCCCAAGCCAATCCGAGCCCGATCGCCATCCCCACGCCGGCAAGCGCCAGGCCTTGGCTCGCGACTATACCGACGACCCCCTGGCGGTTCGCCCCGAGGGCCATGCGGATGCCGATCTCGCGCGTGCGGGCGCGGACAACGTAGCTGAGAACCCCATAGAGGCCCACCGTCGCGAGCGCGAGCCCGACCAGGCCGAAGATCCCCAGGAGAGTGGCACACACACGCGGCAGGAGCAGGGCCTTGTCGACATGCTCCTGCATCGTCTCGGCGCTGGTGACGGCGAGATTCGGATCCATCGCCTGGATTTGGTCCCGAATCGCACGGGTGTATTGGCCAGCGTTGGCACCCGTCTTCGCAATAACCGAGATCCCGAAGAAGCTCATGACCCGATCGGGCGCCGGCTCGAGCGGGAAATACACGCAGTTCTTCGGGTCCTCGCCCAAGGTGCGCGATTTCGCGTTCTTCACGATGCCGACGATCTGATACAGTTCCTTCTCGGAAGTGAAGGTCTGTCCGAGCGCATTCCCTTTCGGGAAAAGCTCGGCTGCGAGGTGCTCGTTGACGATGGCGACGAGCGGGCTATCGCCGGCCTGAAAATCGCGTCCCCTCACCAGCGGCTGCCCGAGCACCTCGAAATACTGCCTGCCGACTCGGTAGACGTCCGTGTTCACGCCGCGCTTCCCGCTTGGATCCGTCGCGTCGAGGTTGAAGGCGACCCCCCCGATGCTGAGCGGAATCGTATCGACGAAAGAAACCGCTTTCATTCCCGGCAGAGCCGCGATGCGGGCACGGACCTGCGAGATGAACTCCTTATTGCGCGCAGCGCTGTAATTGTTGAGCTTGGGATCGAACGCCATCATCATGACGTTGTCGGCCTTCATCCCGAGGTCGATTGAGGAGGCGTTGCGCAGGCTGCGCACAAACAGTCCCGCACCGATGAGCAGAACCAGCGAGAGGGATACCTGGACCACAACCAGCGCATTCCGCAACCCAAAACGGCGGAACGGCCCAAGCCCCGACCCTTGGTCTTTGAGCGATGAAACCAGGTCAGTTCGAGCCGAGCGCACGGCTGGCGCGAGCCCGAACAGGATCCCGGTCAACACGGACAGCGCAGCCGTGAACGCGAGCACCCGCCAATCCGGTGTGAAGTCAAAGGAAATGGGCAGCGACATCGGAAGCTGGATGCGTGACAGAGCCGCTGTCGCGGCAAAGGCAAGGATAAATCCGCAGAGCGAGCCGATAATCGACAGGAACACGCTCTCGGTCAGCAGCTGCCGCACTAGGCGCCCCCGTGCGGCGCCGATCGAGAGCCGGACGCCGATCTCCTTCCGGCGCGACGCGGCCCGGGCCAGCATCAGGTTCCTGACGTGGACAATTAAATGCACCCCGCAGAGGAATCCTCCAGGTGATTTCCGCTTCGTCGCGGGCCCACCGGATTTCGGTAATCCAATGCGTGCATATCGCGCGACGTTCCGCGCGGTCCTTGGTCCGCGTTCCGGCCTTCACCTCTTTCGCGATGCCCTCGCAGTCGACCACGATGTCCTCGCCCGCGCTTTTCTCGAAGACCGCAATGCGGCGACGGAGGAGAGCGAGGGTGCTCTGGTCCTTGGCGAGTTTCGCGCGAAGTCGTTCCTTGATTGCGGGCTCGGTTTCATCGATGAGCGCGATCTTCGTGTCCGCGATTTTCTGGATGAGCCGGGGCTCCTGGTCCTTCAGGCGGACGAGCTCCTCCGCGTCCATGCCCTGCAACATTCCCGCGCGGTGCTGCTCAACGAGCTTGGGGAGCCGGACGGTCAACACGTCGATCAGTTCCGCCCAGACGGGCTCCTCCAGGAGCGTGTACTCGATCGAACCCGCAGCCTTGCAGAGATATACTCCGTTCGTGCGATCGCGGTGAGAACACGCGTACCACGCGCGACGTCTTCCGTTGCGGGGCGCACGCTGCGCGGGCACCACCGCGTGGCCACATTCGCGACATTTCACCAGCCGCTTGAGGAGCATCTCGAATCCGTCCTCTTTCGCGGGTTTGCCTACGCTGTTCTTCCCGTTGCGCTTCAGGGCTTCGACGATCAGGTCATACTTGGCTTGCGCAATCACGGGACCACCGGGCAATTTCTGAGCGATCCAGTCGGACTGCGGTCGCGCTTTAGCCGAGGTCTTCATTTGCTTGGGGCGCTCGACCTTGCGCCATTTCTCGGGTTTGATCTCGATTCGTTCGGATTTATTGTAGTTCCAAACCCCGGTGTAATAGACCGGGTCGCGGAGGATCTCACCGACCGTGGTCGGATTCCAGCGCGTTTTCCCTCCAGGGGATTTGATCCCTCGCGCCATCATCTCCCGCGCGATCGCGCGTTGACCGAAACCCTTGAGCGCCAGATCGCCCATGAGCTTGTAGCTCCTGATGTCCTCGGGGATTCGGCGATGAACGTTCGGAGGTTTGGTCCACGTGGGCGTCTCGCCCCTTGCGATCGCCTCGGCCATCAGTTCCTTCGCCGACATGAAATGCCAACCGTACGGAGACTTGCTCCCGTGTGCTTGTCCGTTGCGGATTTTCTGCTCCACACCCCGCCGCGTGTTGGCGAGGATAGAACTGCGTTGCCATTCCGATTGCATGAGCCACATTTGCAGACGCATCCGTTGCTCATGGTTCTGCTCGTTCGGTCTGAATACGCCCAGGTCGCCCAGGATCACCGGGAGCCCGTGCTCGTGAAACATCCGAATCAGTCTTAAGCCGACTTCCATTTCTCGCGCGAAGCGATCGACAAACGGGAACGCGACCGCGTTGATGTGACCCGCGCGGTGATATTCCAGAGCGCGACGAATGCCAGGGCGATCGAAGGACGTCCCGCTGTAGCCTCCGTCATCGATGCGGAACTCCTCGGGGATGTCGCAATCAAATGCCTTTTGCATCCAGTCGAAACGGAAATTCTGAGCTTCGAGCGAGTAATTCTCGACCTGTCGAGGGAGCGAAACGCGGCTAATCCCTGCGGCTACTAGTTTCGTTGTCGTTTGGGGTATTGGTCTGGCCGTCGCCATGTTCAGCCTCGCGCTCCTCGCGGAGTATTCGCTTTCCGATTTCGCGGAGATACCGCAGTGCGTGTACCACGTGCGCTTCGTCGGACGGGACCTCCGGGTCCCGGCTTGTTACCTTCACTGGCGGCCGAGGACACCTCATTGGCGATCGCCTCCAGAGCGGCGACGCGTTCCTGCAGGACCCCGAGGGATGCGTTGATGAGCATCCGTCGCGCGGCCTCCGGGTCGTCGGTGAAAGTGTTGCGCTGGACGCGCTTGCCGGACGCGTCGGTGAAAATCATCCACCACGTTTTCCGGCGCATATGCAACGCCCCGGTGCCGCGTGGCAATTGGCCGGGGCCGAGCAAAGGACGCCCGATTTGGTCCGTCCTCCGTTCTCTCGATCGTTTTGTCTTCATGTCCACAACGTAACACAATCTGTGTGCCGCCACACTCGCGCCAGAATCGCCTGTTTTTCATGATTTCTCCGGGTCCTCGCAGAAACCGAAGGAGCCCTGCATTTCGGCCATGGTCATCGGTTCATCCCGCAACGTCTCGCCCGTGTCCGCGCGAATGATGCGCTTCATTCCGGGGTGCGGGGTTTCGAGCATGACCATGACCTCGGCCTCGCGGAGCTCGTAGCCGTTGCAGATTTTCGTGGTCAGATCGGCCACGCGTTGACCCCCGGCTTTCATCTCAGCCGAGAGTTCCGCGTCCAGCGCGGACTTCCTTTCCTTCAGGTCCATGAGCATCTGAGTCTCCCGCGCGAGGGCCTCGCCCAGTTCGCGGATTTCGTCGGCGGTAAACGTGTACTTGATGGACTCGTAGAGCCTGCTCATGCGCTCAACTCCTCGAAAGAGGGACCGTTGCAGGTTTCGTTTCCTGCGTCTATGTGGGTCACTGTCCGGCAGATTCACAAATTGCGCCGGGTCGGTGATCCGGGCCGCGCCGTGGAGCAATCCTCCGCAGCGACATTGACAACGTGGGGTCTTGGCCGTTTCGCATCTCCGCGCCTGCGACATGGAGAGCCGCTTCATGCGTTAGCTGTTTCCTCGCCATCCTGTTCCTGGAGCCAAAGTTCCGCCAATTTCTCAGCGGGCAGATCGCCATACCGTTCCACAAGCCGGTGCAGGAAATCATTCGCCGCAACCTCGGCATCACATTGGGCCATGTCAGCGTCGATTCCCCTACGCAGGTGTTCGATGCTGCGAAGCCGCTGCCATTCCAGGGAGCGATTGTATTCGACATACTCCACTAGCTTCCCGTTGGGATATGTGATTCGTTGATGTACCCGCATTCGGCGGAAGGGCTCCAGATCCCAGAAGTCAAAGTGCAATTGTTGACGTTCGCGACACGCGGTCGCCTGGGCCTCCTGAAGCGATACCGTGCAACGTTTGAGCCGCTTTTGAATCAGCACGCGGAGTTGCTGATCGGCCAGTAACACGCGGAGTCGTTTGACCACCACTGAAGCGGAGCGTTTGACGAAACGATAGACTGTTTCGAGATCAGTTACTCCCGTTTTGCGGGAGCATTCCCTAATAGCATAATCGACTGCGCGATTAAAGGCCTCAGTTGACTTTGACAGGTCGTTTGGTTTCATTCGGATGTGCCCTCTTTAACTTGGGGAGATATTCGAGCGCCCGATTGAGGTGGTCGGAGAAATCGTATGCACTCACACGCCACAGACCATCCCAGGTATCCTTCGGTTCTTCGTGAAAGTCCGCGATGAATTTCACTGCGTTGTACAAGCCGCGAAAGAGCTTTATGTCACGGGCCCGTTTCTCGTCCTTCTCTCGATCGGCCCTGCTATGACGGATCTGCCGGACCACTTCGCGTTGCTCCTCCTTCGGGAGCTTGATAATGCGTGCCTGTTCTGCCTTGGGCTGCGAGGCTATCTTCGCCGCGGCGTCAATCGATATCTTTCCCGCGTCCATCGCCGCGACGAGTTCCGGGGTTCCCTTGTCGACCGCGACCTTCGCCCGCTCGTATGTCTCGGCGCTCTTGAACCCAGCCCGCTTGGCCGCGAGATCTACAGTGTTGCCTTTCGGAGCATTCTCCGCAATTGCGGAGTTTGCTCTGCGGTCACCGCCGCGCCGTTCTGCCGCGCCCAGTTCCGCTTCGATGGCCTTACCAATGGCGATGCGCTCCGATTGAGTGAATTGCTTCCGAAATTCGTTCTCGGCGTACTCGCCGAGGATGAGCGAATTGAGCTTGACAACCACGCAAGGTATCCGCTTCCAGCCGAGATTCTCGCAGGCGTGCAGCCTGCGGAGCCCGTAAATCAGGTTGTAGAACTCATCGATGCCAATCGGTTGCAGAAGCCCGAGCTCGCGTATGTTCGCGGCCAGAGCGTCTATGTCGCCCGCGTCGCGGCGATAACGGTCCGCGTAATGGATTTGCTCGATCGGAACGTCTACGAGCTTCACGCCGTCCTTCGTTGCTCCCTCGTCGCCTGGAGTTTCTCCAGGGCTGAGATTTTGCCCCCGGCTTCGAACACGGCCAACCACGGGACCGAGTAGCGTTCGCTGACGTAGCCCTTCGGCCAAATGGCGATGTAACCCTGATGGAGCTCGACCACGAGAGGTCTACCCCGGTGCCGCGCGGACGTCTCGCGCCTCAATGGCTTGTTGCTGAGTTTGGTCATCGGCATTCATGTCCTTCGCGATTGACCCAACGCTGACAACGAACACAAAACATCCGGCACTCCGGGCATGGGACCGCGTCATCATAACGGTCGACGTCGATGCACTCGGGAACCACGCCCAGGCCTCCGCAGCGCAGGCATGTGCCCTGCGGTAGATCGGGGCCCGGCTCGAAGACTTTACGCGGGACCAGGACGCCGCCCCAGTTCACGAGCCGACTACTTCTTGGCATCATCCTTGGGTTCCTCGGTCAGACTGGCCTGCTTCATGATTTTTTCTTTCGCGGTCTGACGTCCTGCGGGCTTCTGCTGTTCGCCCTCCGCCGGCGTCTCGGACTTCGAGCGCATCACATCGGCCCAGGTGAAGTCGCCCTCCAGGAGCCCGGTGTGGAGCTTGGTCAGGTCCGCGATGAGTTGCTTGCTGATGGGCTCCAGCGGATGGCCGAGGTACGACTCCAACATGCTCGGGTTCACGCCCAGGGCCGCGAAGCGATCGAAGATTCTCTTCTTAGCCGCGTCGGGGTCGCGTGCATTCTCGTCGCTCAGGGTGCGATCGATCATCGCCCGCGCTTCTTCGAGGACGTCGCGCGGGAGCAGCCGCTTTCCCGTGTCGCGAATGAGCTTGCTCTGCTCCGCGCCGACTGCATTGCGGAACTCGTCCGGCGTGCTCTCGATCAGATACACCGTCTGCCCGGTGCTTGTGATGCGAGTCTCTCGGACCCTGCGCCCACCCTTGACCTCGCGCCGCTCGACGGTCTTCGGCACGATGCGATCCAGGCCAAAGCTGGTATTCTTCTCAACGTCGACCGTGACCACATGAAGGACCGCTTTGTCCGCGTCCTCGGCCACAATCCGCGCCGACACGTGGATATTCCCGAAGTGACGGAGAAAGTCCTCGATTCCGCGTATAGAGAAATCCGTCACCTCGTTGCCGCCGCCCACTGGCCGCGTATAGAGAGCCAGGGCTGCGAAGCCGGGGCGCTTGCAGTCCTCCAGAACGGCGGTGCGGAAGTCGTCCACGTTCCGGGGCCACTTGTGAGCCGCGATGATGCGGGCCTCGATTTCCTTAGCCGCGGCTGCGGCAGCTGCTGCGGCCGAGACGTCCGCGCCGATCGAGACTTCCTCGGCTATGTCACGGACCGTGCCGCCCTTGGCTAATTGCGTGTCCGGCATCTGGCTTCCTCCTCCAGAACCAATAAATTCATGACCACCGTGTTCTGCCTCTTAAGGTCCGCGCCCCGGCGCATCATGTCGCGGAGATATTCCGCGTCGTCGGACGTGACTTCGAGCACTCTCTGCAATAGCTCCATTCCCAGGTCGATCACCCGGTTCATGGACTCGAGCTTTTCAAGCTCCCGTCTGATATTCGGCATCGTCTCCACCTCCTGAGTTCCGCCGTATCCCGGTGCGGACCGCGTCCAGGATTCCCGGCACCCGGTGATCCGCTTCGAGGAGCAGGCCCACGGCCTCCATGACTCGGGCCCGGCCCTCCGGGGTCAGGTGCTTCAACGTGCGGATGATCGCGAGTTGCGCCTTGACCTCTCGCTCTGCGCTGGCTACTAATTCATCTGCCATAATGTTTGTCCTCTTCCGAAAACGGCGCGCGCTCAGCGCGAAACGTGATCGCCGCCAAACGTGCTGCGTCTAGGTCTGTGAATAATCCGAGTCGATATGTTCGTCGCTCAATTTGCACGCGTGCCTGATAGCGTCCATGCTGAACAGTCACACCGCGCGTTCTTAACTCCCCGCGACCGATCAGCGAGAGATTGAGACAGTTTTGAGAACGCGTCGCGAAACGCAAATTGCCACGCCGACAATTCAGCGAGTCGCGGTCTATGTGGTCGATATCGACACCATCAGGCGCATTTAGCAAATAGCGCACGAGCCGAATGTTCTTTTGACCGACACCGGGGAACCACGCCGAAGTCTGGACAGCATGATAACCTCTGCCGTTGACCGCGATCGACCATTTATGCAGCATCGCAGCCGGAACATCGCTGGCGTCGATTGCGACCCGTACAACGGACTCATCGCGCCGCACGCACAGAATCCACGCGTCCGGTGGCTCGATTATGTATTCGTTGACAGTTTTGAGTCTGCTCATTTTCGCTTCTTAAATTGGTCACGATTTGGGCAATCCCCGAAGTGGTTCATCCCGCGCGTGTTGTAGGGCACCCATTTGGAGCCCTGGGGCGTGAAGTGCCGGACCCAGTAGATATCGGCTCCGCAGCCCTCGCATTTGCCCGATTGGCCCGCGTGTTTGAGGAGCGACTCCAGGGCTTGACGTGTGGCCTTCAGTTCGGCGTTGAGCCGCTCGAAGTCGAGCAGGTTGGCTGCGGGAGTCATGCGGCCTCCGTGCGATCGGCCTTGAGCCCCGGATGGTCCAGCCGGATTCGCCGGGTGCCAGGTCTGACGGAGGTGTAAATCCCGAGGAGCTCCGCCCGCGCGGCATCGTCCTTGACGTACGTTTGCGCCAGACCCAGAGCCATCGCTTGCCAGTCCACGTGCTTGGAGTCCTTGGTGCTCCTCCAGGTGAACAGGCCCTCGCGCCAGATGAGCCCCTCGCGGTCCTTGATGGCGTCCTTCAATTCGCACTCCAACCGTCCGCGATATTCCGAGAGCTCGTGCTGCTTGATGCGGACGTCCACATACTCATCGAGCAGGGAGATCTCCTCCGGGGTGGCTTCCCGCAGGTCCGGTCGCTTGTGGCTCGGGTAGGTTTTCTGCAGCCAGCGGGCCGCGTCCTCGGTGCCGCCCATCGGTGGGCGATCGTCGCCCAGGATGTACCGCTCCCACCACTCCTGCTCGCGCTTGAGCATCAGGGGCTCTATGTCCAGGTCGCGGTGAATCTCGTAAATGCGGGGCGCGGGACCGGGCATCAGGGCGATGACGTCCCATACCTCGTACTCCATCGCCGCCATATAATGCCGGACCTGGAACTCGGCATGGAGCGGGATCTCATCCAGGCCGTCGCCCCAGGCGCTCCGCTGATCCCACCCGACTACCTTGGCCTCGACCCCGCGCCGCTCGTCGCGACATAGCGCGTCCGGCGTGTAAGCCATCCAGGGGCGCTCGGGGTGGCGCTTGGTGACGTCGCAGTAGACGAGCTCGCGCCCGGTTATGTAGGTGTAAATCTTCAGGACCGCGGGCTCCAGGATTTTACCCGTCAGCATTTGCGGCGACGGGTCAGCGGGCTGGAGCCCTCCCTTCTTCAACGCCCAGACGGTGAACGCATCCTTCCAGGGGTCCGCGTCGAACAGCGCGGCCACTTCTGAGCCGCCGATCGCGGACTGACGGATGTTCTCAGGGTCATGCATAGACACACCTCCTATCCGAGCCGCTCACGCGGCCCTGAAATCAACCCGGGTTGTAAGTTAGCTACGCCGCTGCTTCAGGCTTCGGACGATGCTTGCGGACCTGGGCAATGCGCGGCGGCTTCTGTTCGCCGGGAACCGGCGGCAGATGAGCCATGATGAGTTCGATAAGAATGCGCCCTTGTGATACGCGCATCGCCTCCGCGTTCAGCCGCACCTCGCACGCCTGCATCAACCGGTCGAAAGCAACCCGAGTTATTCGCGTCTGGAGCTTTGGAAATTTGTCGTTATCGAGCTTGAACATAGCCATCGGGGTAACACTTCTCCTGCTCGTTCTAACCGCCTCTCGGGGGAGGTCTACAGGGTTTGTCGTCTGCCTGCCGTCGACGCCCCGCTGCCGCCTCCATTGCACCGCTGCCAGCGTCGGGTTACTCAGAACAGTACTGCTATTTGCCGGTCGCGTCAAGAGGCTAAGTCTAGCAGTCACTATGACTTGCCGCATACTTGCCGCACCAAATGATTCCAATTGGAACCTGATTGCGCATGATTGAAACCGGAAATTATTGTCGGTAGGACATTTGTCAACAATCGTTATTGCGAGGTAAATGGGAACGGTTGCGCAAAAAAAAAGTTAAAAAAACCTTTCGGCGTGCAGTTTCAGGGCAAGGAGCAGCAGGGTGAACAACATAGCCAGCACGAACAGGCCCCGCGCGATATCCGGTTTTGATTCGATGCCGCGCCGGACGATTCTGTAAAGTTTCGTCAACACCTCATAGGATCTTGTTGATCGCCGCCTCGGTCGCGCTCTGCAATTGGTCGTCGGGGATACTTGCACCTTGGCTCTGGACGCTGGGGTCGCCCACGACGACCGGCGCGATCTGACCAGCGACAAAGTCGGGCTGGATAAGCGCATTCTGGCTCCACTTTACCCGCGTATTATGTGCGGGTACGCCAGAGTCTTCGCCTAGCACATAGGCCGCGAAGTGAAGCATCGCAACCTTGATACGGCCTCTGAAAGCCATATCGTTCATCAGGTCCGCTGAACCTGCGTAATCGAGTGCTGCCATTCTAGTTTCTCCCTTCGAGCTGCCGCACGCGTGCGGACAGTTGCGCGATTGCACGCGCGGCATGTATCAGAACATGGTGATAGCTGATGTCGAGCAGTTCGGTTTCCTCGTCGTCGCCGGGACGGAGCTTGCGGCGATTTGTCCCCACCGCTTCAGGCATGACCTCGCGCAGCTCATGGGCCATGAGGCCGAGTCCCTTTGCACCCTCTGGCATCTCTGCCAACCCATTCAGCTCATAGCGAATCCACCGGAGCGATTCGAGCATGGCGAGTGAGTCATCGGTCACCTCTTCGACGTTGCGTTTCAGCCGCGCATCAGAATTGATGGTCCATGATGACGTGGTTGGTTTCGCTGCGGAGTCTGCCGCGAGATGGAGGTTGTAGCTGGGCGTCAGATTGCCGACGTTGATGTAGCCGTTCGAGCGGATCGACATATGCAGAGGAGTGCTATAAGCTCCCGTGAAGTGCAGGTCGATAACGCTGCCGCTGGTATTCGTTGAGCCTCGCTGAATGTATGAGGCACCGTTCTGGATGACGTGCCGCAAGAGTGCTCCAGCATTCCAGAATGTGGCACCGATGCCTTGGCCTGTCGCGATGCCGGAATTGCCAACCTGTAGCACGTTGTCAGTGGCCGCAGTTGACCAGATGGCAACATTGCCCTGCGCGGATTCATTCAGACATACTGGGTTACCTTCGATCCACGTCCCGATGTAGGTCGAGCCAGCAGGTCGGATTACGCTTTTGATGATACCGACTCCGTTGCCCACTCCGTAGTAAATCTCGATGCCATTGCCGCTCGGTGCCGCACTGAGGTTCTGGTTATTATTCGTGGAGCGAATGACGCCGTTGACATCGAGCGGACAGTACCCGCCAGTCTGACCGTTGCCCACGCTGAGATAGCCGATGCCGGCCACAGCAGTCATGGCTGCCAGCCAGACGGAGTTGCTGCCATCGCTTCGAGCCGAATAAAACAGGTGACCTCCATTGTTCGCGGTATCGGGGCCATAAACGAGATGGCGCATCCACGGGTTCGCATAGTCGATGGCTCCAGTGTTAGGCACAGCGTTCTGGATTGGTCCTCGAACCTTGACGCAGCCGTTCACGTCCAGTGCCTCTGTTGGGGTACCCATGTTGATAGACACACTACCTCCGCCTGGATTCAAGCAAATGGGCTGCGTCACCGAACCGGGTTTGATGGCCTGAATCCAAGAGTAGCTGCCGTCGATGACGCCCATCTCCAGCATGTAGTCCGTTTGTGCTCCGGTACCCGTGGTGATATGCACGATGCCATCCGTCCCGCCGCCACCGTATCCGCCGCTAGCTCCCGTCACCGACAGGCGAACCTGCGGCGTTCCCGTATTGACTCCGAGGTTGCCAGTGAGGAGGAGGCCGACAGTCTGGCTGTTGAAGGTGCCCTGACCGCCCAGCATAAATGACCCATTGACCGGGTTTCCGCTGTTGTCAGTCGGCGTCAAGATGACGTTGTTATTGCCCAGGCCGACGATCTGCACGCCTCCCACATGAGCCGCCGTGTCACCGTGCCAGAACAGCACCGTGCGTGCGCCAGACATGCGGATGTTTCCATTCACATCGAGTTTTGCGCCGGGTGCTGTAGTGCCGATGCCGACGCTCCCGCCGTCCGTGCAGAGATTACCGTAGGTACTGCCGTTCCAGTAACCGATAGAGCAATTGCCTGTCGCGCTCTCTGGCGTCACATAGAACCATGCATTGGTCAGTGAGGTCGGAGTCACCTTGAGCACGTTCGTGCCTGGACTGCCGAGGACATGCAATGCTGCGGAAGGTGAGGTCGTGCCGATGCCGAGGCGCGTGTTCGCGAAATCCCAAAGGAATGGCACGGAAAAGGTAGGCGACCCGGTTCCTGCGGGTGCATACAAACTCACTAGGGCATTAGAGTTTCCTGCAACATTCGATCCGGCAAGCGTTATCACCAGCGATGAGCTTGCGGTATCGTCGCGCTGCCATGCGCTGCCGTCATAGTAGGCATTCACTGTCAGTCTTATGTTGTGGCTAGCTAGATACTGCGCGACACGGCCACGCGCCGTCGTGCCCTGATCGAGCAGGATGGTAGGTGTCGTACTGCCGCCGATTTGCAACTGCGCGGTCGGTGAAGCGACACCGATGCCGACGTTGCCTGTGCTGTACAGCTTGAATCCTGCCGCGTTGATGTCCTGCGTCCACGGCGTCTGCGACGCGCCGGCAGGAGTCGACCAGCGCACGCCTAGTGCCTGCGTGGAATCCGCAGTGAGCACCGTCCCGTTAGCACCGACAGCAAGCGCCCCCAGCGCAGAGGCACTTCGCGCCATCATGTCGCCCTTTTGCGAGGTCGGGTCCGACAGGATCGGGGGCGCTCCAGTGATCTTGGCCCAGGCCAGAGAGGTGAGCCATGCGGGATTCGAGTAGGTCTGGGAGGAATCCACGAACGGTGGTGCGCCGGTAACCTTCGCCCAGGCCAGCGCTGTGAGCCATGCGGGATCGCTGTAAGTCTGCGAGGAGTCAACGAACGGCGGTGCGCCAGTGATCTTCGCCCAGGCCAGGGAGGCCAACCATGCAGGATTCGAGTAGGTCTGCGTCGTATCGACTGCATTGGTGACGTTCGACGGTACTCCGGTGATCTTGGCCCAGGCAAGCGAGGTGAGCCATGCTGGATTGGCATAAGTCTGCGAGGAATCGACAAATGGCGGTGCCCCGGTGATCTTGCCCCAGGCATAGGATGGAATCCAAGCTGGGTTCGGGTAGCTAGCGCTGGTGACGACGCCTCCCCCGGCTGAGATGTCAGAGCTGGCGAGCGCAGCATTGAGCGTTACATCTCCGCTGAGAGGGCCACCTCCTGAGAGGCCGGTTCCCGCGATCACCCGCCGGGTGATTGGTACCGCACCGATGGCTCCAGCATTGAGCTGCGACGCGAGCCACTGATCATTCGACCAGAGGTTGGATAGCGAGTTGACCACCTGATTCTCATGCGACGAAGTGATCAGGTCATTGGTGTTAACAGTCGGCGGAATCGGAGGCGCAGTGACCCCCTTGCCTTCCACCAGCTCGGGGCCGGGAGTGAGCTGGAAATCGGCCGGCACGCGCCAGCGTCCCGGCGTATCGTTCGGGAATACAAAGCGCTTGTCGCCGTTGTTGCTCATGTCTGCTTCGGCTCCTCATGCTGGCGGATTAGCTCCCGCTCGTTCTCTGCGATCCGCCAGTTACCCGGTAGTTTGTGCTGGCGGATGAACAGCATCAGCGCACCCTGCCGCTGGGCGACAAAGGCCGCGGCCTGCTGGTTCGCCTGCTGGATGAACTGCGCTTCTACAGCCTTGATCTCCGCGAACAGGGAGAGCGTCTCCTCATCCAGCGGGTAAACGTCCATCTGTTCCTTTGTTGTTTCTTCCATGCGTACTCCTTTAAACGATATTCACGATGCATCCGCCAGCAACGTAGATGGTCTTCTGCGGCGAATCTCCAGACTTGAAGGTGGTGAGTCCCTGCACTCCGTTGTACTGTGTACCGCCGACGTAGGGGTTGAATCCCGCCGCGGCGACGCCATAGGCTGTGCAGAGTACACCCTGGCCGACAAACCGACCACCGCTATCGATGACTTTTCCAAAGCCTCCGACAGTGAACCCGTTATCCGACCGGACGCCAGCGTTGGTAATCAGCACGTAGTTAGAGCCGCTACCAGTGATTTCAAGCTGTGCCCCGCCTCCGCTCGGTAGTCGCACAAATGAGCCGATATTCGTGCCGCCACTGAACAGCGTCATCCCGCGAGAGATGTGCCACGCGCTGTCGCCACCGCCGGTCACCTGAATGGACACCGTGCTGTAGCTCGGGTCGAAGGTTGCAGGCGTCATGATGATCGAATAGCCGCTCACGGTCAACTGGAAATCCGCGTTTCTGACGTATAGCTTTCCTGCGGTATCGGTGTATACGTTCGCGGTCGAGTAGCTCGAGCCACCAGCTCCGAATACCTGGAACCATCCACCGTATCCGCCTCCGCTGAGGACGCCGATCTGCGCGATGAGGCCGCTCGATCCGTTGTAGACATTGATCGCTTGCGCCCCGGCGCCGCCGACGCTCATGCTGCCCAGCGTGATGGTTCCCGCATTCACCGAGGTGATCTGACTAGACACGATGGGGCCGGTGATCGAGGTCGCGGCTACCGTCTGAATCTGCCCCGAGGTGAGCTGGCCCTGGATGCTGGTCGCATTCACGTACTGGATCTGGTTGGCCTGGAGCTGGCCGTTGATCGAGGATGCGTTCACCTGATAGATCTGGTTGGCCTGGATCTGGCCGGTGATCTGACCAGCAGTGATGGACTGAATTTGCGCGGCCACGATCAGGCCCACGATGCTGTTCGCGGACATCGCTCCGATGTTGTAGAACTTCATCAGTGAGTTCTGCGGACTGTCATTCTGGCTCCAGCTCGTACCCGCCGCATTGATCTGGTAGAAGTGGCCATCGGGTTGGTAGTAGAAGAACGAATTCGCCGGATAGTTGGCATTCGGCAGCGCAGGCAGGTGCGCCGAATCCGCGATCATCGGGACCGGACGCAGCGCGTCAGCGTACTTCGACAGATCGCTGATGATGCCGCTCGCGACCTGAGAGGATACGATCACACCCTGAATCGAGGTCGCATTCACCGTTCCGATCTGGCCGGCATAGAGTACGCCTTGAACGCTGCCGGCATTCACGTACTGGATCTGGTTGGCCTGGAGCTGCCCCAGGATCGCGGACGAGTTGACGGTCTGGATCTGGCCTGCGGTGATCTGGCCCAGGATGTTCTGCGCGTTCACCGACCCGATAACGGCCGCGCTGAGGCCTCCCGGCGCGATGCTCGCATCGGTTACGCTACCCGGTGTTGGAGCGCCAGCGGCCACGGAGGACGTTTTCCAGGCGGTCCGCTGGTTCATCAGCCGGAGGATCGTCTCGAGGTCTGGCTGGGCCGCGCCGAACTGCACCTCGTACCGCACCAGCGAGCTGTCCTCCCAGACCATGTTCAGCGTGCGGATGTAGTACACGCCCTGGATGCCCAGGTTCTCCTCGGTGATCGAGACCGCCATGCCGAGCTGAAGACCGTCGGGACCCCAGATGGTGAAGGTCCCCTCCTCGATGGGGTAAGCGTACTGAAGCACTGTGGATTTCGCGCGAAGCGAAGCATCGAACGAGGTGGCGATCTGATCGTCTACGACGGAACTGGCCCAGGTCCCGTATTTCTGAACCGATACCGGGTCCGCGTAGGAAGCGCTCGCGGCCAACCCAGTCGCCGGGTCGATGGCACCGCGCACGTATACCTGATTGATCGGGTTCGAGAAGTCCCGCTTGTAGGTATCCACCTTCACCTGGAAACTGGTGGTGTTATTCGGCGAGGTCGAAAGCGCGAAGGGTGCCGCTGGCGCATTCGCTTGCAGCGCGTAGTACAGGTTCCCGTTGAAGTCTACGCGCCATTCAGCCATGGCCAGGGTAGCCATGTCATCGAGCACCTGCCGGCAGGATTTCCCCAGCCAGTCGTACTTCTGAATCGAAGGGACGATGTTCGCCACGCTCGCGATGGCGATCTGCGGACAGAAGTGGCCGATGAGCGAGGTGATGATCTGCTGGTCACTGGACGGGAACGGCAGCACAAGAGTCTTGTCCCAGCAGATCGATCGGTCGAGCCATGCGGCACGGTCATTCAGCGTGCATCGGTAGAAGATCTCGAATGACGGAGTATCGGACTGCGCGAGATCCATGGTGTAGATCTGGCCATCGAACAGCTTCGTCACTCCGTCGCGGCCATCCAGGATCACTACCTCGTACAGCTCCGCGAGTCCCACCGAGTAGCGGTCCTGATCGTAGTGCGCGTAATCGTATCGGGCGAGGTGCGAGAACACCCGGCCCATCACGGTCAGCTCTGCGGTAGTGATCCGCCGCGTGCTGTCGAAGTTGATGCGCGTGGCCGACAGTACGCACAGGTCGGTAGCCTCCTGGCCGTTGATGAGTACGCGGATGTTCACCGGATCGCTACCCCCTGGCCAGTCAGGTTCGCGGCGATCTCGTCACCGAGTTTCTTCGCGGCCTCGCTGGTGGTCAGCCCGTGCGGCGAAACGTTGATGGTGATGGCCTGCTGCGGCGAGAATCCAACGTTCTGGAAGTTATTCAGCACGTCGGAAGTATTCCCGGTATTCGCGCGAATGTTTCCAGCACGGCTTCCATGGTGTTGATGGTCGGCCAGATGTTGTGCAGCGTCAGATCGTTGATGGACTTCAGGTAGGCTTGCGCATTGGCCGAGTAAGGCATGAACTCATCGGCCATCCTCGCGATTTCCTTGAATATCAGGCCCCACTCTAAATCCTGCCGGATCGCGGTGAGCAGGCCGAAGATGCCTTTGTCGGACTGCTCACCCAAATACATCATCGAGTACCGCGTATTGTGCTCGATGCTTTTCAGGATGTCGGTCTGGTGCGCGTTCTGAATGTCGCCGATAACTCCGGTTACGAATGACCCAACCGCCCCGACCGCACCAACGATACTCATCGCGCTACTCAGGCCGGTGGAGAGTGCGGTTCCGGCGGCTCCCGCTCCGGTGCTTGCTGCGCCAGCGGCACCCTGCGCCGCGGTGCCAGCCGCTCCAGCCGCGCCGCTCGCCGCGCTCGTTCCGGTGCTGAACAAACCGCTGACTGCCGATCCGATCTGCTTGAGGCTGTCGAGCACACCGCTGAGTCCCTTGCCGCTCAGTAGGTCCGCGATGGTGGTCGAGATGAACTCGGTGATGGCCTTCTTCACAGGCGCGATGAACCCATCGAGCGCGGCGGTCGCGATCCCCTGCCACATCTGCGTGATGGTGTCCTGGAAACTCCCCTTTCCAGTCACCAGATCGGACACCAAACCATCGAACGTATTGCCGATGGTGGTCGCCACACCGCCGTACGCGGTAGCCCATTGCGAGGTCTGCGTGTCGAGCGAGTTTTTAATCGACTGCTCGACCGCTGCCATGTCATTCGCGACCCCGGTGGGAATCTTGCCGCCCTCTTGCAGCACCTGCTGGACGTAGTTCTGCTCCATCTTCAGCCACGCTTCATTCTTCTGGAGCTGGCTGGCATTCGCGTCCGATGCGATCTGCTCATAGGCGGTCTTCGACGCAGTAACCATCCCGTTCAGCTCGGTCTGCGTCTGAACCCCGAGATAGTGCCACGCCTTGACCTGCTCGTCGATTTGTTCCCGCCGCAGGGCTTCGAGCGAGTCACCGAGTACGCGCACGCCGGAATTGATCTGCTCGGTGGCTCCCGCCCCGGTGGTGCCCAGATTCTGGAACTGCTGCGCGGCCAGGGCCGCGTTCTCGGTCATGTGCTGCTGGAGTTGAGTCTGCGTGATGTCGCCGCGCGTGAACGCATCGATCCACTTGGTGTTGAGCGTGTCAACGTAGTTCTTAGTGGCCGAATCCAGCTTGTCGGTCGCGAGCTGAATATCCGCGATGGACTGCGCGGACCCGTCCGCGTTCTGCTTCACAATGGCCAACTGCTGCGCGTAATTCTGGATGGTCGCTAGCTGCTGCTCTGAGCTGGTGATGCCCATGTTCTTCAGAGCGTTCGCTACCCGCTCCGCAGGCGTGTAGGTATTCACCAGTTGCGTTTGCAGGGACGCGAGATAGGTCATCAGGTCATCGGGAGGCTTCTGGCCCAGCAGTTTGAGCTTGTCGACCATGGCCTGCGCGGTCTTGATTTCGGCCTCGATGTACTGGCGGGAATCGGTGCCTACCGTCTTGGCGATGACCGCAGCGTACTTAGCCCACTGCGCGGTGGCCGCGTCCAGCTCCTGGCCTGACTTCTCCCCCAGCGCGTGGTACGAAGCCGCGATTTCATCGTTGGTTGCCTTGGTGTAGGCCTTGCGCTCATCATCCAGGATGCGCTTCTTAGCATCTACATCGGCCTGGGTGGTGAGTCCGTCGTGGAGCTTCTGGACCTCGCTATCGTAGGCATCCTGCGCACGCGCAATGATGGTCGTGTAGTAATCGGTCGCGGTGATCTTTCCCTGCTGGTAGGCATCCCGCACGTCGGTATTCTGGTGGTCGACCAGCTTTTTCTGGGCGGCATAGACCCCGTCGTACCCCGCAGCGAGATCGCCCAGGCTGGCTTTCCCCGATGCGGCGATCTGCTTGAAAGCCTTGTCGGCCTCGGTGACCTGATATTGCAGGCCAGCCTCGCTGGAGGTTCCGAGTTTCTTGTAGGCTTCCCCGAGCTGCAATGTACTCTCGACCAGTGCGCGGGTACCCGCATCGGCGGTTTGAAACGCGGTGCCCATGGTTGGTCTTCGCGGCCTGCGCGGTCGAGCGCTCGATCCCGCCCATGGCCTGGGAGAACTGCTCCGCGGCTTCCGGTGACACGGAAGCCATCGCATCGTAGGTCTTGACCAACTCCTCCTGGAGCTTGAGCTGCTTCTGCTGTTCCTCCTGGGCTTTTTTCGCGGCCTCTTCTGCGGCCTTTTGGCGGTTCTTGTCGGCTGCGGCATACTGATCGGCGGCCTCGTTCCACTGCCGCGTCTGCTCGGCTATGTCCGCATCGAGTTTTGCGGCCGCTTCGTCAGCGTCCTTCTTTTTCTTGGCAGCTTCTGCGGCTGCATCGAGCTTCTGTTTCTGCTCGCCCCAGGCGGCTGCGGCCGCAGCGAAGTCACCCGTTTTCCAGAGGGTATTGAATGCGGCCTTGATCGGCTCCCAGTTGTTATGGACCCACTCACCAAGCGCCACCAGCGCAGCGGTTACCGCCGCGATCCCGGCGACTACGGCCAGGGCCGGTGCGCCGATCAGAGCGAGGCCCGCGGCAATCGCAGTCACCGCCGCGACCACAACGGAGCCGATGGCGGCTACCGCGCCAAACGCGACCGTGGCATCCTTGACGGGTTCCGGCAGGCCCTTGAACCAGTCGATCACGGAGCCTACTGCCTCGTTGAACTTCTCGAAGTACGGAGTCAGCTTGTTCAGCGCGTCAATGATGGCATCGCCCAGCGCTTCGAGCGCCTTCTCCTTCAGGACATCGAACACATGCGCTTGGCCGCGCCATGTTTCCTCAATCTTGGCCGCAGCTCCCGCGTGGCGCCGCTCCAACTCATCCATAACCGCATCGTTGACCTGCTGCGCGGTGATGAATCCCTTCTTCACCTCCTCCATGGCGGTCGGAACGTCGGTACCGATCGAGTGGGCCAGGGCTTCCCACGCCGGTATCTTTTCGGTGGTGAGCGCACGCATACTGCGTTCGTTGGCGAGTAACTGCTGGTTCATGCGGCCCAGCGTTTCGCCTACCTGTCCGATCCAGGTCGGACTCTCCTTCATGGCCGCGGCTGCGTCGGCCAGGGCTTGCATATCCTTCCCGACCGTCTCTGCGGAAACGCCAAAAGCCAGCATGTCTTTCGCTGCCGGCCCTAGCGTTTCGGCAAACGAGAACATGCTGTGGAACTGAAGCTCATCAAGCTGACTGAGTAACTCCTGGGTGCTAGACGCGGGACCGTTGAGCGCAGTGAAGGCGGCTTCAAGCTTGCTGACCGCGAGTTGTGCGTCGAGCGCGGACTCGGCCAGCTCTTTGAGGCCTTCCGCAACGCCCAGCTCCTCGAGAGCCTTCCCAAACCCCTCGGCCTTCTCGGAGATCCCCTCGAAGTAGGATTCCATCTTGTCCGCGTGCTGCTGCATCTGCTCCGCGAGCTGCTTGACCGCAGCGATAAAATCCGCATTGTCGAGGGTTGCGCGTGCGCTTACGCCGCCAGCATCAGCCATGTCTCATGCCTCCGGTGATCCACGCATCGAAGCGCTCACCGATGTCGTCATGCTCACCCGGTGCGAAGCGGCTTGCCGGCCGCTCACCCGGCATGGCCGCGCGGACCTGGCCGGGAGGTACGGGTGCAACGATCACCGCAGGAGTGCCGCGGTGCACTGCCTGCGTGTGCGGCACTGATACCTGCCCATCGAGCTGCCGCGCACGCTTGAGGAGCATGAACTCCAGCGGGTCTTTGAAGGGATCGTTCTTACTGCGATTGAAGTTGTACTCGGCCCATGGAGCCAGCGCAGCGTAGTATTCGAGCTGGTCCAGGTGCTCCTGGTGCCGATCCTGAAGCGCGTTGAACTCCGGGAGCGTCAGCTCCCAGAAGTCTAATTCACTACAGCGGAGGTCGTACCGTCCGATGGCCCAGAGGTCGAGCCAGGAGAGTTCGGCGCCTCGGGGCTTATCGCGTTTGGGGGTACGTCTCCTGGCAGCGTTCCGTACAGCGCGAAGCCGATGGCCGGGGTGAGATCGACAAACATCCTCGAATCGATGTTCTCTTCGACCCACTCCTGGGTTACGTCTGCATTGGAACTGAGAGCTGCGGAGAGTATGGTCGCGAATGTCTCGGGATCTTCGAGCATACTCGGCAGCGTTTGCGGTTTCAGGAAACTGAAGCCGTATTTGACCTTCAGCTCCTTGAGCGCCTTCAGCGTAAAGCGCAGCTCCAGCCTGCGGCCGGCGATCTGAATAATACACGGGTCGCCTGGATTCGGTTTCGGAAATACATCTGCCATGAGTTACGCCGTTGCCGCCTGCGAGATCCCGAATTGCAGATTGAATGCGGAGATGGAGATAAACCCCGTGCGTGCGGTTCCACCAGCATTCGCGGCCACCGAGTAATTAACCGGCTGATCGCCGGTCTGCGGTCCCGTCGGCGAGGTAATCGTGATCCAGGGATCAGATGCTATGGCCTGCCAGGGAGCGGCGCTGCCTCCAGCGCTGACCTGGAAGGTTCCCGATGGGTTACCTGCAGCGGTAGCGGTGGCACTTGCAGGGGTCAGGAAAATGGCGGGAGACACCTCGGTCAGCACGGAAGTGATATGAAGCGCAACCTGACGGGTGAGAATCCCCTGCGTCGGTGCGGTTTCGTTGAGCTGCTTCACGAAGGCCCAAAACTGCCGGGTATAGTGCGATGGGTCCGCAAGGATCAGTTGAAACTTGGTGATGATCCGATTGTTCAGCAGGTAAGACAGTCCGTACGGACTATCGCTGCGTTGCGTTGGGTCTTGCGGATTCCAAAAACAGGGGAACGAGAAGTCTCCCAGCTCGATCAGGCCGGGTACGTAGGTGCGGATCGGCGCACCGGTCGTATGCGAGGTAGTCTCGACCGTTCCGACCTGGGTGCCGGGTCCGGTCAGATCGCCCTGGCCGGCAATCGGGATGTAGACTTCCGGCGGTCCCAGCGACGAACGGACCTGGATCATCGATCCATAGGCCGGGAATCCGGTTACGGGAGCTAGCGGCGCTGCCGCTGTCACTTCAACGTCTGGCATTTTGATACTCCTTCTGGTTACTGCGGTTGGGACTGCTGGTGGCTACTGCGGATTCCAGGAAACTGAACATGATCCGGTACTCCTGGATTACGTGAAACAATCGGGTATCTTCTTCGTAGGTCAGGGTCTGCGTCGTGTAGAAAATGTGGCCCAGGCGCACGTTCTCAAAGGTGCCGCGCATCCCGTCGAGGTACATGCGCAGCGTGTCGGCGATGGCCAGCGCGGTGGTCTGCGCCGTGTGAAAGATCGATACCTGATAGTCGCGTTCGATCTGATTGAGCGGACCCAACTGCGTCATCACCGGCAGCGGACCGACCATGAAGAAAACGATGTAAGGAACCTGCTGTTCCGCCGCTGGCTTCTGCGGCGCGCGCGCGAGGAACACACGCTTGTCCACTCCGACGTTGGCCTGAATCAGCAGGTCGCGGAGCGTGCTCTCGAAGATAATCATGTGTTTGTTGGTGGGTGGTAGGCATTCGCCCCGGCGGTCTGCTCGATCAGTTTGGTGAGTCCCGGCGCGATGTCATTCGCGAAGGTACCGCGCATCTGGAGCACCGCTGGGCGGAAGTAGGGACGCGCTTGCATCTTCGCGGTTCCGTACTCCACGAACGGCGCGTAATACGCGACCTTCGTGTCCACTTTCATTAGGACCCCTCGGGAATTCGGTCGCCCCGGCGTCGCATAGATCGCGGACTTGAGATTCCCTGGCTCGAATTTCTGACCACCGTAACCCGAATAGACGCGATCGGCCTGGGGCGCGAGGCTCTGCGCTTTGTCCATTGCGTTTTCGCAGGGGAGCAGGATCACGCCTTGACGTCCGGCGTCCGGTCATCGAGCACTTGGGCCACTTTCTGGTACGTGTTGACGAGCTCGGGAACGCCGTTCCATTTCAGGTTCACCCGGCGCCCACTGGGGCGATTCGAATAGCTAACGGCCATAAGTCCTCACGTGTGCAGCGAAACGAGCACGCTAGTCCATGCATTGCTCCCGTTGAGCGAACAGCGCAGCGTATCGGTCGCGGGAGCCGCGACGCTGGACGGCGCGGTGTAGAGTCCAGCAGGAGTCACGCTGCCGACTCCGGATGTCATCGCCCAGACGAACTGAGCGCCCGCGACCGGGCTACCGTCTGGGTTGAACGCGGACGGCGTGAACTGCACGGTTTCGCTAGGGCCCAGGTTCGCGCCTACCGGACTCACGCTGATACGCACCCCGTTGAGCCGCTTCGAGACGTTTATCGAGTTATTGGTCCCGGCCTCGATACATTGCAGCGTGAGGGTCGATCCGGCGCCGTCGTGGGCGACCGAGGACATCATGCTCGTGTAGTCGCTGCCCATGAGCGAGAGCATCTGATCGAAAAGTGCTTTGACCTCCGGGTCCACTTCGAGCGGATTGATTTTCATACCACCTCCATGCAATTCAGCACGAGCAGGGTTCGACGCCGGACCACGTCGGAGAGTCCCTTAATTTCGTAAACGTGCTCCCGGTCCTGGACTCGCCAGCGGGCGTCAATGTCGGTCCGATATCGGATGGTGATCTCGGTCGCGTTCGTGGCGACGGTCCGGTCGCCCTCGGTGACCTCTATACCGCCCGTTCCCGGTACTACAGAAGCCCATACGTCGCTCACGGGTTCCCAGTCGAGGATTTCATCCTGGAACTCGTTGTAGACGGGTTGGAGCAGCGTTACGCGCCGATCCAGGTCACCGGCTGCGATCGTCGGGTCTGCGGTTCGCGCCATATCAGTAAATCGGGTAATCCCGCTCCAGGCCGAGGAGTTCCAGATAACCGAAGGGAACGGCCACTCCGGTCATGGTTCGCCCAGTCGTCACCGTCTCGCGGTTGCGATACCAATGGCCGATGAGCATGAGTATTGCGGTCTTGACGTTCTCGCCCACCGTCGAACCGATCTGATAGCGGAGATAGTTCTCGGTGTGGATGTGAGCGGCCCGCTCCAGGAGCATAAGCTCCGAATCTTCGACCGTCTGGTCAAACTCGATTTTGCAGTGGAGCTTGATTTCTTCGAGCGTGAGGACGGGGTCGCGATCGGAGCCCGCTATCGACGGCGGGGGCGTGAGAGGAGGCGGGTCCTGGGGCGGCTGATCCGACCACGAGTACGGCCATCCGCCAATGACGGTGACTAGGTTGCGGACGATATTGTCCTGGTCCTCGTAGGCTCCGGGCTCGAAGGCGCGGACATCTGCCGGAGGAGTCGGCATGCGCGTATACGGAACGGTAGCGGGCGGCGGCGGGAGCATGTCCTTGATCTCGGTCGGACCTGGGCGCTCGTGTGGCCGCGCGAGTCCGTCCCCAATGAGCTTGCTGGCGACGTCCTCGGGAACGGTGAGGACTGCGCCCTGCCGGACGCGGATACCGTTCGGCAGGGCGAGATCCTTGATGGCTTGAATGGTCTTCACTTCGCCTTGTGAGTCGGGGCGGGAGTTGCAGCGTGCTCACCCGTGACTATCTCGGTCAAATACGGCCCGCTCACGTTGCTCAGAGGCAGCGTGTTAAACGGACCCTTGCAGAATGCCTGCGGAACCGTGACCGCGAAAGCCACGCGCTCCTCGGCTCTGATCGTCACCAGATTGCGAACGAAATCGTCCTCGTTCTGGAAGGCGATTTCCACGGTCACCGATTCACGGTCGAACAGAATCGCGTTTCCTGGGAACGCGCCCAGGAGGAAGTCACCCTGGTTCATATGGGGCGTCGTGACTACCGGAAGCCCCCACAGCCGCGGGATTCCGGTGTCATACGGCGACCCGGCCAGGATGTAGCCGCCCAGCGAGTTCTTCATCATGAGCAGCTTCGAGAGGTCGATAGGGTTCAGCACAATCGCGGTGGGCTCGTAGTACTGAATCGATTGAATGTAGCTGATCGCCGCGAGTAACTGATCGAGCGAGGTAATGGTCGTGGGCGGGGTGCCGGGTGCGTAGGTTCCCACGGGAGTTGCCTGCGGCATGATGCCCCACAAGTGGCCCGCGCTGTTGTCGCCGTACAGGAGTTCGCGGTCCTCCTTCTGCAACACGCCAATCGAGACCTTCTGCTCGATGGAGCCCATAATCATGGGAACGTCTGCAGCCATCTGGCGGCTCACTTTGACGAAGTGCGCGATCGTCCGCACGGGCGCGGTGTACTCGGTATAGCTGACACCCGACTGCGCTTTCTTGTCGCCTTCGTTGACCTGATAGTCCGCGTTGAGCGTCCACGCTTCACGCACGTACTCGACCGCGTTTGTGCCGTCCAGCGGGACCACGTCGAGCACATCCCGCATGACGATTCGAGGGAACGGCTGAGGGATCAGCCCCACGCGATACGGGAAGATCGGGTAGCCGGACGCTGGCGCACCCGGAGGAGTGATGACGATCGGAGGACCTTCGGTGATGGTCGGCGGCGCGGCCTTGAGATTCATCCCGCGAATGCGGGACTTAACGGTCGTGGAAACCTTGAAATTCCCGTTCCAGCTTGCGCCCTTAAACGCGTCGCTTTCGACCGCGAGTCGCGCCCAATTGGGTGGGGGTTCGATTACCGCAGGACCCCCGGAGCCCGGAGGACGGGAACTCTTCTCCATGAACAGCCGGAATTTCCCGTCTAATTCCGTGACGCGGGCTTCCAGGTTCGTTTTTTCCTGCTGCAATGCGACCAGCGCATCGTGCTTCTTGGCGAGGTCGGCTTCGAGCTTTTCGATTTTCTCGACCTTGTCGAAAACGTCCTCTTTCAAGGCTTCGCGCAATAACGCGCGGACCTTTCGAAGGTCCTCAAGTTGCTCTGTCTCGGTTGGCATTAATCCTCCTGCCAGAGTGGGCGTGAGAGCGCCTGCTCCACGCGGCTGCAAAGGTTGGCGTCATCGAGCCTCCCACCCGAGGACAGGTTCAAGTCCGAGAGCGTACGCATGATGCGCTTTGCGTCGGACTTCGAAAAGCCATCTACCTCCCGCAGATGCTTTTCCAAATCGCGGAACGTTTTCACGTCGGATACGAAAGCCTTGGGTTGCGCTGGCCAGGGAGTCAGCGAAACCTCGAATAATTCGATTTGATTGATAGTCCGGCCCGCGTTGTCATCGCTCCAGTCCCAATCGAGCGCGGAGAAACCGATGCTCATGCCCATCCGGTAGCCGATGTCGGAGGCGACCTTGAGCATCTCGTAAGCGTTGTTCCCATCCGTGGTGTTCACGAATAGCTGGCCCGCGAGAGCGAGACCCTTGCCATCCTCGGCCAGCGAGGTCGAGAGGCCGATGGGCAAGTTGTCGTGAACGTGGTTGTAGAAAATCGGGACCCGGCCGTGTGTGTCCGCGATCGTCTGGCCGAATGCGCCCGGAGCGATACGGTCACCCTGCAAGTCCTTGCCGTACGCGGATGCGTAGCCCGAGAACCGTCCATTGTCCTCGGTCTTTAATTCGTGGAATGGATAGGCTCTGTATAGCTCCATGTCATGACTCCTTGGCTGGTACTGTTGCGGGTTTCGCGGGCGGGGCTGCGGGAAACGGAGGAGGCTGCGGTGTCGGCGCGGGCGGCTGTTGGCCCACGGGCACCGAAACCATGTTCAGCGGCGTGAGATAATCATCTCCGCCCTCGATTGTCGTCATGTCTTCTGCGGTGCGAACGTCATTCGCACTCAACCAGCCCCATTGCCGCCCTGTCGCATAGGACTGGTAACGCGACTGCGTATCGCCCCGCTCGAAGGCATTCAGGTTGAACCGGAACGCGTGGTCATCGTCCAGCAGATGCTTGTTAACGCACTGCTCCAGGCAGGAAGCGTACGGCGTGACCGTATAGCGAACGAACTCGATGCTCTGCTGTTCGACGGACGCGTAAGTCGGTTTGTCCATCGCTCCGATTAAGTGCGGAGGCACTCCGAAAATCCGGGCTATCTGCTCGACCGAAAATTTCTGCTCCTCGATGTACTGGAGTTGCTCGGGCGGAATCGCGATCGCGGAATACTTCGCGCCTTCTTCGAGAATGGCGATGCGGCCCGCGTTCAGCGGTCCACCGTGGATCTCTTGCCAGGACTGGCGAATCCGGTCTACCTGCTCCTTGCGGAGTTGCGTCGGATATTCCAGGACCCCGTTCGGTCGCCCTCCGTTCTGATACAGATTGAGCGCATAGGTCGCGGACGCCTGCTGCCAGTCAATGGTGTTGCGGTGATAGATGAGTACCGGGAGCCCGAGGTATCCATCCATCGAAAACATGCGGAAATGCATTAGGTTTTCGCTGGTGAAGATATTCAGCCGTCCTCGGAAGTCCGAGTAGTAATACGCAAACGTGCCGTCCGTTTGCAGGATCACTTGGACCCGCGCGGGATTGAGCGGCCAGATGCCGATAACTTCATCACCGATGCGATCAACCCAGGTGTAGCCGTTGCCCCACAACAACAGGCTGAGCAACGTCGGCTGTATCCATTGCTGCAACGTCATCTCCGGGTTGGGCGACTTGGTCAACACGCGATACAGCGGGTGATTCTTGGCCGGGACTTTTCCCGTGTCGGTGATCTCGAATAGCTCCGTTGGGGTAGTCGCGATCGAGTTCGAGATCAGACGGCAGCAGGCCCACACCGCAGCCGAGGAGAGTGCGAGGTTCGCAGCCGGACTGACGCCGATGACTCCGGGCAGCGTGTTGACCGGGCTTCCGACCTGTCCGAGGTTTCCGTCGCCCACGGTCCGAATGGGCGTACCGTGGATGTCCTTCTCCGCAGCAGGCGCGAGAGCCTTCGGCCCGAATCCGAACCACTCCTTGGCGCGAGTAATCAGATCACCCATAAGCCCCGGTTCTCGTAATCGGCGCGAGGTCCCTGCCGGATGCCGCGCACGATGCACATGAGGAGCGCGGTGACTCCGTCGATCTTCTTCTCCTCGCTTTCCTTCGAAGGCATGACCAGATCACCCGCGCGGCGGTTGATTTTGACGTTCGATATCATCCACGCGAGGACGGGGTCGCCGTCGTGATGAATGGAACGGGCCAGGATGAGCCCTTCCATTTCGAGCATTGCGGGCGTCATCGTGGACGCGCTCTGCCGGATCTCTACCGGCTTTCGCAGCCCGCGCGATTCGATGCCTGTTATCAGCGTTCCCGCGTGCGCCGGGTCGAGCGCGATGTCCAGGACTTCGAAGCGCGAGCAAAGCCGCTCCAGATCGTCCAGGATGTACCCATAGTCGGTGATCGCGCCCTGAGTCGCGGTCAGATGTCCGGCTGCTTCCCACCCCTGATAGTGCGAGTTCTCCGAACGGTTCACCGTCTCATCCGGCAGGTAATAGAAGCCGAACACGGCCCACCAATCGCGTCCGCTCGTCGGAGGAAACGCCGCGACCATGGCCGCGATGTCCGAGCGCCATGCAAGATCGATGCCGATGTAACACTCCTGGTGTTCGAAGTCCTCCTGGTCGAGCTTAGGATCGGCGCATCGGTCCCAGGCCCCGGCAGGGAGCCAAGCCACGTCCGCGTTGACCCAGACGTCCAGGTGCTTGGTCAGGAAAGCATTCTGCGCCGAGGGCATGACCTGGGCCCGCGCTCCCTCTGGGCGGATGGAGTCCGGCAGGACCGAGATGGCCCAGTTCGGATTCGCTTTGATCCAGATCGGCTCCTCCCACGGGTCATCGCCGTCATCGATGGTGTAAATGATCCCGAAGTAGCTCTCGTCTTTCACGAGCTTGCTCAGGATGTCGATAACGTGGCCACGCTGGTCGTAGCACACCGACGCGCGATTCGTTCCAGCGGTCGTGATGGCCCAGATGAGTGACTGCGTACGGGAGCCCGTCGCGGTTTCCAGCACGTCCCACAGCCCGCGCGAGGGATGAGCGTGTAGCTCGTCAATGAGCGCGGCATGAAGGTTCAGACCGTCCAGGTTTCCGTACTCGGCCGAGAGCGCCTCAAACTTACTCGCGGTCTTTTGCTGGACGATCGCATGGGCCAGGACTTCGATACCGAAGCGGGCCTGGAATCCCTTCTCACGTCGGGCCATGTGTTGGGCGTCCGCGAAAACGAGCTTGGCCTGATGAATCGCGTTAGCCGCGGAGACGACCTGGGCCCCGTGCTCACCGTCGCAAGCCAGCATGTAATTGCCGATCGCGGCAGTGAGTGTGCTTTTCGCGTTTTTACGCGGGACCTCGATGTAGACGGTTCGGAATCTCCGCTTGTCGGTCGCGGTGATTTTCCAGCCGAATACGTTGCACACGATGAAGCATTGCCAGGGCTCCAGTTCGAGCTTGCGGCCATCCCGCGCCCAGTCGCCGCGCACGTGCGGGAATCGGCGGATGATGTCGCACACCCGCTCCGCTGCGTCCTCATCGAAGCGATAGGGTTGATCCTTGCCGCGCCAGCGGTCGAGATCATCGAGGAATCGTTCGACGGTGAGCCGGACCCAGCGGCACGCGGGAGTTTTTCCCGCAATGACCGAATCGACATAGCTCCGCGCCAGCGCGATATGCTGCGCTGTGCGGGCCGAAGGCATCTAGGTCAATGCACGATGAGTGTCAGGACTTCCGCGAGAACCCAACAGAACAGACCCACGGCTACGAGATTTCCGCCGCGCGGAGGTACGACTCCGAAACTCGCCAGCAGGAAACAAACCATAGCCAGCACGAGCAGAAACACGTGAAGCACAACCATCATGCCCTCCAGGGAACCCCGAGTAACCGCGCACCGTGCTCAGTCACAGGGACTCCGTCCTTGACGTGCTCGACCCATTGACTCGTGACGGCGGCAGAGTTTCTGCCGGGGCGAATGGCGATATCACGCCGTACAAGACCATTGCCTCGGATCAGCAGGGAAACGCATACGCGCTCGGGAATTAGCGACCAGATTCGACCGCATCCAGGCCGATTGGCGATCCGCCCGCGTTCGGTGCAGTCGCGCATAGTCGCTCGATCTCATCCCACGTCTTCCCATCCGGCCAGGGCCCCGAGCGGAAGCTCCCCGGTCATGATGCGGGTCCGGCTTGCGGGCGAGAAGCCGAGGTGATCGATAGCCCGCAGCATGATGAGCGCCTGCTTGTTGACTACGGGCAGATATGGCGATTGAATCGGGAGCCCCGTGTTTGGGGCTTTGACCAGGAGCCCGTGCTTGCGGACCTCGGCCAGGGCGCGGCGATGGAGCACATGAGCGGTGCACCACGTTTCGAGGACGGACGCGTCGATCATCTTCAGCAGCCCCGCAGGAGCGTGCTCGATGGCGTAGTTCCAGATTTCGCGTAGCTCCTCGTCGGCTTCGAAGTGAGCGGGGGGATTCTTCAGGTCGCCCACGGGCCTGGGTTCCTGCGTGTTGAGCTTGCGCTTGCCGGGATTGCCCCGAATGAGTTTCAAGTGCGTCGGCGTTGGATGGCGTCCAGGTTTCATACGAGTGAGTGAGTCAGGTTGATCGCTGCGAAAAATTCTTGCCGCAATTCCGGCTTATCGCGGAAATGTCCGAGCATTGCGGAACTGATGAACGTGGCGCGTTGCTTGCGTGCGCCCCGGCAGGACAAACAGCCGTGAGTCGCTTCGATCAGGCACGCGGCCCCGAGCGGAGAGACGTGCTCCAGGATGGCTCCCGCGATTTCAGCGCAGAGCCGCTCCTGCAATTGAAAGCGACGGGCGAAACAATCGACTACCCGCGCGAGTTTCGAGATCCCGACAACAAAGTCATTCGGGATGTAAGCCACGTGAGCGCGTCCGTTGAACGGCATCATGTGATGCTCACAGACGGACGTGAACTCGACGTCTTTCAAAATCACGAGATCATCACCCGGCGCGGGAAATCGGCACGCGAGGATCTCGCTGGGGCTTTCGTCGTAGCCGTCCGTCATCTCAAAAAGCGCATCGACCACGCGGCGCGGAGTGTCGCGGAGCGTTTCCTCCGACACGTGGCCGTTGGCGATGAGCCGCATCATATCGCGGAGTCCGTCCTCGGCCCGCACTAACGGAGTTTCCAGGACTTGTGCTGTTGCACGGACAGTCGCCATGTCGGATTTTCCTTTACCAGTTCGATGCACCACGCGAGAGTTTCGGGCTTCAGCCCGTGGCCGTTGAACGCGGGCGAAATGAGCTTGTGTTCCGCTTCGCACCGTGGGCGTGGAATCGCTTGCCCCACTTCGCGAACATACTTGACCTCGTCCGCGACCAATTGCCGGACGGCATGCTCCGCGACCTTGGGCGATACGGTGATCCAGTCCACCCCGGTCTGAAGCTCGATCGAGCCATTCGTCTCGACCGCGATGTAGTAACCAGCGGAGCGTAGAGCCTGAAACAGAGCATCGTCGTATTGCAGCAGGGGCTCTCCTCCGGTCAAGATGACGGAGCGGCAGCACGGCGCGGCGTCGCGGATTTGGCCGACGAGCGCGTCCAGTTCGAGCGTGCGGCCACTCATGAACTCGGTGTCGCAGTCGAAGCCCCCTGGAGACTTGGGCCCCGGCTCCACCCGGCATTCCAGGTTGCAGCCCGCGAAGCGCACGAACACATTCGGTGTTCCGGCGCGGACGCCCTCGCCCTGTAGCGAGTAGAAAACCTCATTCACCCGGTACGGCATCAGCCCAGCAATTCTCCGTTTCCCAGAGCCGCACGCGTGTTACGCGGACGTGCTCCTGGGATTTCGCGATCAGTCCCGCGGCGGCGAGAAGCAACTCCTTCGCCATATTCTCCGCAGTCGGGGTTGTAGGGGAGCACGGCCAGTTTCCATTTCGGATGGTGTGCGAACACTTCGAGCAGTTCGGTGTCCTCGGTGTTCACGAGAAACGCGTGGTCCCAGTTCTGCTCGATCCATTCGCCCACCACGCGCTTGATGACCGAGAAGTCCACCACGCGGCCGATCGGATCCAGCCGGATAGCCTCGGCTGTGATCTCGGCTGCGTAATTGTGACCGTGCGGAAACTGGCACTTGCCCTCGTGACCGAGGACGCGGTGACCAGCCGAGAACGTGAGCCGCCGGGTGCAGTTCACGCGGCCTCCAGTTCGGACATTTCCCTGCGCCAACGGGCTCGAGCCTTGGCTTCGAGTTCCAGGTAGAAATTGACCTCGCCCCGGAGATTCTGCCGGGAGCCTCTCACGTTGACGCGGGCTCCGAAGGTTTGCCAGTAGCCGTACTGACACGGGCGCACCTCCCAGGTCGTGGCATCGACGGAATGAAACGGGACTTTGAGCAGGGCTTGCGCGGAGCCGAACCCGAATCCGTGAACGCGCTTCGGCCACACGGCGCTCATGCAGCGGATGGCCCAGTCGGTTTTCTGCTTCGTGTTTTTGTACGCGACTCCACCGAGCGCGATCTTCGGATAGTCGCGGGCCATGCCCTTCAACGCGTCGAGCGGTTCGCCCACGTGATAGCACGGGATGGCCTGGACTCCCGCCTTCCACATCAGTTCCGTATTGCGGAGCGAGGCTTTCCAATCGCCGATGACGTCGAGCGAGTAGACCTCGGTGAGCGTGGAGTCGGTCATCTGGAGCTCTCGCACGGAGCGGATGAAGTCGCCCAGGTGAATCGGCTTGCCGGACTGATACGCCGTGAACGCGCCCGAGTCCATCGCCCAATTGCGATAGCGATAGCCCTTGCGGCGTTTCAGGAACTCATCCACGTATACGAACGAAACCAGAAGCGCCGGCGCGTTGCTTTCGTCCTGGACCGGAGAGTCGAGGAATCCGCGCCGACCTTTGAGCGTTCCGTTGACGTCGCCCTGACCCGTGCCGATCGCGAGGCGCACCATCGGAGCCTTGAGCCACTCGTGCCGGACGGAGCTAGAACCCTGGTGCGGCATGAGAGCAAGCCGGACCGTGGGCGCGGAGGTCATGACAGCGAACGTTCTGCTATGCGCTCCAGAGCTTTGCCGTCGCTCATGCGCGGCGAAGCCGCGGCTTCGCGTTCCCGCGTGATCGCGGCCTGAATCACTTCGTACTGCTCCGCAGTCACGGTGATCTGATGCGAGTCAGTCGCGGTGTGCGGATTGTCGGACTCACCGGGGGCCTCCTCCTCGGTCCTCCAATCGGCTCCGAGGAGCGGCTCAATTTCGTGCGCCTCGAATCCGGTTAGCTCCAGATCGACGCCCAGGGTGCGGAGGTCCTCCAGTTCCGCCGCGACGAGTTCCCAATTCCAGCCGCCGCGCTCGGTGAGCTTGTTATCGGCCAGGATGTAGGCCCGCTTCTTCGCCTCTGTCCATCCACGCGCGACGATCACCGGAACGCGATCGACCCCCAGCTCCGCGCCGACGATGACGCGGGCGTGTCCGGCGACGATGCCGTCCTGCTCGTCGACCAGGACCGGGATGGTCCAGCCGAACTCCGTCATCGACCGCTTCAGATCGGCAAGCTGCTGCGGGTCGTGGAGCCGCGCGTTCCTCGCGTACGGAATGAGCGATGCGATCGGGCGGAACTCGATCGCGCCGAAGGCCGGACTGTTCGCGTTTAAAAGTCCGTGGCTGATTTCCGGGGTCCGGAGGGTTCCGAGGTCCGGCGCGATCGCCCCAGAAGCGGTTTTGGAGCGCCTGCGTGCGGTTTTAAGCGCCATCACTCCCCTCGGTTGCCATATCGCGGACGCAAAAATTCGACGGGCGCCCATGTCCAGCGCTTTCGGTGAGATTTTCCGCATCCCCCTGGGGTCGGCGCGGAGCCGCGTAGCGACGATCGGAGCCGATAGGACGAATCGTCTCCACGCGGACGCAACACGAAGCTGCCACCGACGTGCTGCGGCTCTGGCACGGAGCGGACCAGAGGACGTGAAGCGTTCTCGATAATCGCGCGGACTGTTCCAGGATCTCCACCCTGGGCCCACGCCCTGGGGCCGCGCCAGGGAGCCTTGGACAGCGCGTTCACATCGAGCGTCTCGGTCGCGGTCTTGCGTCCGTGGCACGTGACGCAGAGCGTCTGCCAGTTGCTCTGTGACCAGAACAGCGTGGCGTCGCCACGATGCGGGATGCGATGATCGACCACGCCCGACAAGCCGACCACGGCATCACACTCGACGCAGAACGGATGCCGCAGCAGGTAGGAGTGACGCAGCTTGCGGAAGCGTTTGTTAGACGAGTTGAGCCCGTTGTAGGTGGGCTGCAGGCTGTAGTTGGGCGCGTGCTCGATGCAACAGCCATATCGAACCGCGTAGTTGGGGCAGCGCGGGTGTCTGCACTGTTGGTGTGGAGCGTCAGGCATCGATGTCCTCGGGCGCAGGATACGTGCAGCGCGGGTGATGCTCCACGATGCGAGTCGCTGACGCTTCGAGACGAACCCAGCGATGGAAGCGGACGCCCGTGGCGCGGCCAGTCGGCTCGCCGATCCGTTGCGCGTACATTGATGCAGTTTCGATGAGCGTAACCTCGCGCACGCGTCCTCCTCCCCTCACAACGGCAGCGCCATTGGTAACCAGTGAGTTCGCCAGCGCACCCGGCACCGACCGTACATGGTCGCCGCGCGTATTGAGCACGGCAACGCGCGGTGCAAAGGTTAGGCGCATGAGGCTTCCTGGCGGGAGGTTGGCGGGTTGTTTGACACGAATAGCACGCTTTGAAAGTGGCGGGATGCTATCGCTTCGGGGTTAGCGCCAGTCCCACGCGGCGCGGATACAACGGGTTACGGGTTCATAGTACGCGCAAATGAGCAAACCGTGCAAGTGGCACCGTTCGGAAGGGAAAGGCATCCGCCGGTTGGCCGAAAAAAGGATGGACTGCGGCCAGGGAGAACGAATCTTGTGCAGCGCCGGTAAAATGGGCTCCTCAGAAACGAAAATCGAATAGTCCGCAGGGCCTCACGCACCAGCATCGGCGCCAGCTTGAAGTCCC